TTTTACAGGCAATCTTGAACTACAGGCAAGTCTGGATGGCGCAGTTATCATTGATAGCAATGCTTTTTCAACAGTTGCTTATTATCCATTGAGCAATTATAGCGGAAATACCTACTTTAATTTCCAAGGCAAATATCGTGCCATTCGGTTTAAAATTACACAAACTAATGGCACAATGAATTATATATATTATCGCCCTTGACAGATTGTTATAAATCTGTTATATTAGTTTCATGGAAATTACTGACCAAATATTGGCACATTTGCCGTGGAAAAAGAAGTCTACCCCCAGTGGGTGGATAAGCTTTAACGCGCCTTGTTGCCACCATTTAGGTCATAGTGCCGACACCCGTGGTCGTGGTGGCGTTCATCCTACCCCAGAAGGCGGTATAAATTATCACTGCTTTAATTGCCACTATACATGCAGTTGGCAACCTGGTCGTCGTCTGTCTTATAAAATGCGCCGTTGGATGTCTTGGCTTGGCATGGGCGAAGATGCAATTAATCGCCTTGCACTTTTTGCAATAAGTCAAGAAACCACAGAACCAATCGCCATTGAACCTCGTGAGTTGCCAACATACGAACCACGCGACCCTTGTCCTGGTCGTCCAATTACAAGTTGTCTTAATGATGGATACATCAACGAAGAGGATTATAATAGCCTTGAAGCTGCTATCAACTATCTTGATGCTCGTGGTTTTAGCGATAAACTGCATGAGTTCTATTGGACTGATGACGCAGCATTGCGGAACCGTGTGCTTGTTCCATTTACTTGGAAAAACAAGCCTATGGGTTTTAGTGGTCGTCTGTTTGAAGATGGCAAAAAGAAAATCAAATACTTTTCTAACTATCCAAGCAATATGGTATGGGGTTATGACCGTCAGCACAAGGACGCAAAGTTTTGCATCGTTGTTGAAGGATTGCTTGATGCAGTTGCAATCAACGCAATTGCTATTTGCAGCAACGAAGTAAATGATGTGCAAGCAGAAACTATTGAAACACTTGACCGTGATATCATTGTTGTGCCTGACCGTGATGCGGCTGGCATGGCTATGGTCAATGCTGCACTAAAATATGGATGGGGAGTAGCATTTCCAGAATGGGAAAGCGGCATTAAAGACACTGCTGACGCTGTTGCTAAGTATGGTCAGTTGTTTACTATGCGCAGCATTCTTGAAAATGTACATACTAGTAGTTTAAAAATTCAACTCCATTCAAAAAAATGGTTTTGACATTAGTATGACATTAGGATATAATTACTAAATGGCAAAATCTTATGATACAGCAGTTCAAAAACTATTCATTGAAATGATGCTTAGTGACCCACAAAGTTATGTGCGTGTCCAGAATATCTTTAATCCAAATAACTTTGACCGCAGTTTGCAAAGTGCTGCAAAGTTTATCAAAGAGCATTGCGAAAAGCATGTAATTATGCCATTGCACGAACAGATCAATGCTGCAACAAGCAACAATTTCCAACCTATACCTGGCATGACCGAAGAACATACTGGCTGGTTTTTGAGTGAATTTGAAGGTTTTACTAAACAAAAAGAATTAGAACGTGCAATCCTTAAAGCCGCTGATATGTTGGAAAAGGGTGACTTTGATCCAGTTGAAAAGATTATCAAAGATGCAGTCCAAATCAGTTTGACTAAAGACCTTGGCACTGATTACTTTGAAGACCCTATTGCTCGTCTTACAAAGATTAAAGATAATAATGGTCAAACCAGCACAGGTTGGAATACACTTGACCAGAAACTGTATGGCGGTTTCAATCGTGGTGAATTAAACATCTTTGCTGGTGGTTCAGGTTCGGGTAAATCACTGTTCATGCAGAATATTGCATGTAATTGGGTATTAGCTGGTCTTAATGGCGTTTATATCACACTTGAATTGAGTGAAGAATTGACTGCTATGCGCATTGATGGCATGTTGACTAATACACCATCTAAAGATATTTTTAAAAGCATTGAAGACATTCAAGTTAAAGTTAAAATGCTTGGTAAAAAGAGTGGACGGTTGCAAATCAAATATCTGCCAGCACAAAGCAATATCAATGATGTTCGTGCTTATATCAAAGAACTGCAAATTCGTAGCGGTCGCCGTGTGGACTTTGTTATGATTGATTATCTTGACCTACTCATGCCAGTAAGTGCTAAAGTTAGCCCAAGTGATTTGTTCGTTAAGGACAAATATGTGTCGGAAGAAATTCGTAACTTTGCAAAGGAAATGGATATTCTGCTTGTCACTGCATCACAGTTGAACCGTGCATCCGTTGAAGAAGTAGAATTTGACCATTCGCATATCTCTGGTGGTATTTCTAAGATTAATACCGCAGATAATCTATTTGGCATCTTTACATCTCGTAGTATGCGTGAACATGGCAAATATCAGTTACAGTTAATGAAAACTCGTTCATCCAGTGGTGTTGGTCAAAAGATTGAACTTGAATTTGATATTGATAGTTTGCGTATCCGTGATATGCCAGATGATAGCAACGATCAACAGTTTAAGAAGACTGGAAGTAATATATTTGCCAGTATTAAGAATGGCAGCAACACTAAACCAGTCACTGATATGGCACCAGATGAACCTGTTGGCAAAGTTGCCGCAGATGTAAACAGCAGTGCGCTGCGTCAGATGTTAAGTAATCTTAAACAGAAGCCGTAACAATGCAATCATTTTGTCACCAACCATGGACTGGTCTTGATATAGATAACTCTGGATTGATTAGACCATGCTGCAAATTTAATGTAAAAAGTGCAGAAGATTGGGAAAATTATAATATAAACCAGATTTCAATTGATGATTATAAAAAGAGCAATGGCTTAAACGCATTAAAAGAATCATTTTTAAATGGTGATAAACCAGTAGCATGTGAGCGTTGTTGGAAAGACGAAGAAGCAAATTACCCAAGTAAACGTCAAATGGATTATGAACGTTGGAAATCAGAATTTGATGGATTTGATATTACTACATCCGATACATTATTATTGACTCTTCCACTTGGAAACACTTGTAATTTAAAATGCAGAATTTGTAGCCCAATTGCAAGCAGTAGTTGGAAAAAAGAATTTCAAGATATCTATAAAATAAAGTATAAAGCAAGCAATTGGGAAAATGATGATTCAGTGTGGCAATCATTATTAGATATGACTGATAGTATATTAGAATTGCATTTACATGGTGGCGAACCATTTTTATACGATAACAAAAAACATTTAGAAATTTTAGACAAGATTTGTAAATCACCTAATTCTAAAAAAATAAAGTTGCACTATAATACAAATGGCACTGTATTTCCAGAACAAAAATATTGGGATATATTTGAAAAATTGGGATGGGTTGATATTCAACCTAGTATAGATGATATTGGTGCACGTTTTGAATATAATAGAAAAAATGCTGATTGGCATGTAGTTGAAGAAAACTTGATAAAATATAGAAATTATATAAATGATAGACCTAATATGCAGTTAAGCATTAGCACCACCGTTAGTGTGTTTACAATTTATTATCTTGAAGAAATGTTTACATACTTTCTGGATAACAAACTACCAAAACCATGGTTGGGTAAACTATCCAAGCCAGAATATTATAGATGTTCTATATTTCCAACTCAGTATAAAGAAATCATCAAGAATAAATTATTAACTAGCAAACATGAAGATTTGCAAAATATTAGCCAATGGTTAGATGCAGATGACATTGCATTGTTAGAGAAATTTAGAGAAAATATTAAATTACACGACAATTATAGAAAAGAATCATTTGAACAAATATTTCCTGAAATTTATTCATGGTTGTTCTAACCAGTTTACAAATTCAATAGGATAAACATCTTTAAATTTGTATTTTGTAAATCCTTCATACTTTTTAATAAAGTTTTTAAGGTCGTTTTTGTATATTAGTTTATTATTTTGGTTTACTGAATCATCTTCTGAAATTAAATATTGAAATGTTTTATCGATATAAATTTTTTCTTTGTTGGTAAACTTCTGAATGTTAGCATCATACCATATAGATATTTTTTCATAAAGCATTGATCTTAGCGTATAAGGTAACACTAATATGCTTTGAAACTCAGGAAATCTAACAAGAGTACTGTAAAAATCTGTAACTTTATCGCCATATTGTTGTTTTAATTCTAAGTGCAAGTCAAATTTATCTGTGATATTCCAGATATTAAACACATTTACAGTGCTTTGTAAATTTAAGAAACAATTATCTGGACTATTTGCACACCAATAATGAATGTTTTTACAAAACAAATTATAATCTAGGCCACCACGAGTAAATTCAGCAATCTTTCCAACTGAATCAATGCTAGCTGCTATTCTTATTTTTTTAATTTTGGGTGAATACTCAATAAGTTTTTCTATATATTTTGTATCTACTGAAAGATTGCTGTTTAATGCTATACTAAGATTATTATCATTTGGTTCAAGTTGATCCATTGTACGCCAAAAGTTAGGACTAATCAATGGTTCACCGCCACTTATTTTAAGTGTTTGTACTTTACTTTTAATCTGTGGCCACCATATATTCCAAGCATCTAGATATTCTTGCTTTATACTATTAGGTTTTATATGAACTTTATTGTACAAATCACGAGTATCTGAATTTAAATTCCATGCGCCAGTTTTTTCCAAGATGCCAGCCCATTTAGAACTTTGTCCACTGTCGCAATAGCTGCAATTTAAGTTACATAAATTGTCAAATACTATTTCAATAAATTTTGGAACATGATCTGGATTAACTTCCAGTGTTGCAATGCTATCTTCCCATGTTTCTGATTTAATAAATCTATCACTTGTAATATTTTTTTGTTCAAGATGCCAACACATATGACATTCTGCTGGCGTTTCGTTATCAAGCATTTGCTGCTGCACAGATAATTTATGAGAGGTATTATGTAATGCAGCAGGATTATTAATAACTTCTTCTATTGGTATTGCATGAGGTATAGGATGGTGGCAACTATTAGTATTACCATGATTGAGATAAAGGTATAATTCTTCCCATTTGGCAGGACAGAAAAATTCCCCACGCTTTCTTAATTTGTTTTCAATATTATTCATTGTGATACATTCTATTTAAATACCATATGATTCAGTTAGAAAAAATACGACATCTTCATATGGAATTTAGCAGCTTATGCAATGCTCGCTGTCCGTTATGTCCAAGAAACTTATATGGTTATCCATATAATCGTGGATATGAAGAAACAAGTTTGACATTGGAACTTATACAAAAATCATTTAGTCCACAGTTTATAAAACAATTAGGTATGATTTTAGTTAATGGAAATTTTGGTGATTTTACTGCTAATTTAGAAAGTATAGAAATCATCAAATATTTTAAAGAACATCATCCTAATTTATTTGTACATATAAGCACAAATGGCAGTGCTAGAAATAATAATTTTTGGAAAGAATTGGGAACATTTAATAAAATAAAAGTTGAATTTTGTTTAGATGGTTTAGAAGATACGCATCATTTGTATCGTCAAGACACTGATTTTAATAAAATTATAGAAAACGCAAAAACTTATATGGAATCTGGTGGATATGCTGTTTGGAAAATGATTAAATTTGATCATAACCAACACCAAATTGAAGAAGCAGAAAAACGAAGTAAAGAATATGGTTTTGATGAATTTCAATTAGAAGATCATGGTCGTAACAGTGGTCCAGTTTTTGATCGCAAGGGAAATCTAGTTTATGTTATGGGAGATTGGAACGCCCATACTAATATACAAGATATTATAAATTTTCACGCAGACACAACAAAAAAATATAGTTATCCACTATATGATCCAGATAGAAAGTTAAGTTGTTTTACAAAAAAACAAAATTCAATTTATATTGCAGCCGATGGTAGAGTTTATCCGTGTTGTTATATGGGATTTTCTCCTTTAACTTATAACAAAGGTTGGCATGGTTTTGTAAACAGACAAATAGCTCCATTAGTCAATAATAATAATCTTCACGAAACAACACTTGAAGAAGCTATACTTTGGTTTAGTGCAATTGAATCAAAATGGACAAAAACAAGTATGGCAGATGGTCGTTTAATTCAGTGTGACATTGCTTGTGGTAAATTTGAAATAGCTTAAAAAACCCTAAATAATTTTGGAGTATTACTATTTTGCGCAAACAAACCCGTTCTATTCTTGACGAACTTAGTTCAATGACTGTTAGTCAAAATAATGGTTTGGTTTTAGAAAGCCGTGCCAATCATATTATCAACAGTGCTATTAATTTAATTAATCAAATTCGTGAAACATATGATACACCAGAAGCAGAAGAATTAGAACGTCGTTTATTAAATAGTATACGAACACAAGAACCACAGAAATTTGTTCGCGGATTGCGTAAAATAAACGAAAGCAAATAATTGCATTAATGTGTTATTTCTCCCGATAAACATAAATACCTTTAGCGTAATAATAACGCAGATTTTTGGAGAAATAAAATGGCAGATTTTTATCGTGTAAATGGTTCAGTCGGTGCTGTCGGTGACGGCAAGGGCTTTATCTCAACTGCTGCAGGTGCAAGCTTTATTGGTAAGTTCCCAATTGCTCTTGCAATCGTTATTCAAGACGGTAGCTTGAACAAGGCTAACCTACAGGCAGAACTTGGTGTTAACTATGCAGTCGAAGGCATTCTAAAGGCAATTGCTGCAAACACTACAATTCTTGCTTATCAGATTGAAGCAAACACTAACGGTAACCTTTCACTTCTACTTGAAGGTGCAGAAGGTCTTTCATCAACTGACGCAGGTATTGCTTCTATTGTTCAGAGCATGATCCGCAACGGTGGTAACGGTGCTGGTTACTATGGTAACAACAACGTTAACGCAAGTGGTTCAGTTGTTGTAAACAACGGTTTCCGTATCACATACGCTGGTTCCTAATACCAGTTATAGGATACAACCTATTAGAGGGTGGGATTTTTCCCACCCTTTTTTATTGTCTATATAGTAATATGATAAGATGTTTTAGTTTAATAGATTTAGGAAACGAAACCAGTATTAATAAAAATTGGACAAGCCTATTGCAATCAATAAGTTTATATTCTGATTTTGAAGTATTGGTTTATCCTAAAAAAATTTATCGTGATATAGATGGATTAAATTTTGGCGAGTCATATAGCGGATTCCATAATGTATGGATATTTGACTTTGAAGATAACAAAACTACCGATACAAGTGAATTGGAAAAGATTATAAATCATGTTCCAATTATATGCGGACTTAATGAATCTATTAAAATACCCCTTAAAGTTATATTAACTGATACTATAAATAAAAATATTAGCCTTTTATTAATGAAATCAACTATTAAATAACAATGCTCTGTGGGG